GTCAGCGTGATCGAGTTTTCATCCCCAACGATGGTCAGCGGCGCGGTGGCCCTATCCTGCGTCATAAACCCACGCAGAAACGCTTGATTAATCTTCATTTCACTTCTCCTTAAAATCTAATCTCACCATCGGCCCAGTCGTAAATATCCCAGCCGAAGTTATCGTGTAGGAATTGGCGCAGGGTCACTGCCCCTTTTCCCTTATCTCCAGCCCACGGGCTTCCAGTGCGGCAAGGATTAGTTCGGCGTATTCAGCCACGGTTTTGCAATAGTCACCATCGTTGCATTCTCTGATGGCATCCACCAGCGCCTTGCGTCGGGTGTCGGCCTCTTCCCATGCCTGCTCGTATACCGTGGCGAGGCGGGCGCAAGCGGCCAGCCGTTCCTCTTGGTTTAGTGGGCGGGTCATTGATCCCAATCCTTTTCGTTTTTGAACATGCGGGCGATGGCCCAGTCGATGATGCGTCGTATCATTCCCACCAGTCTTCCTCCATCTCTTTGCGCTCCTGCGCGGTGCGCGGCGGTGCCGTCATCATGAGGTAGGTCGTAAGGATGCCGATGCCCATGATGAAGCAGAACAGAAAGCGATCGGAGCTCATGACCGCACCGGGCGCTTGCGGGGCTTCTTGTCCTTGCTGCCCTTGGGGCGGCCCACCGGGCGCGGTGTATCTATCTCACGTTTGAGCGCAACGAGCCCAACCTTTATGCCTTCCCGCCAATCCAGCCACAAGGCTAAGTCGATGAGTTTACGTATAATCCATTTCTTCATGTCACTTCTCCTGTCTGTTAAGTATCTTGGCCGCGATCTCCATCAGGCCGATGGCCATGTTGGCCCGCGACACCTCGTCTTCGGCGTTGGTCGTGTGCTGCGTGTTGATGTAGCCCTTGTCGTCCGTGACGAGGAACGCAACGGTGCCGGTGACGGTCGGGCCCATGTCGTTGAGCATGATGGTCAGGCTGTCCAGCTCGTCGCTGATTAGCTTCTGGATATTGGGGTCGATCTGTCCGGTCATACGTAGTCCTCCTCGTCCTTCGATGTACGGGGTTGGCCGGGCTCCCTGCCGTAGACGTCCCTGAAATACTTCAGGCCAGCCAGCAGGAAATCCTCACAATCTGGTGGCTCCTCATTGTCCAACTGGAAGAACTCGCCGTAGGGCATGCGGTAGCTGTGCTCGCCTTCAAGTTCGGCGACAATGTGGCCGTCCATAAGGTAGATGTTGAGGCGCTGCTCGGCCAGCCACTTCGCCGCAGCCTTGTGGATCGCCTCCTCAACGCCGTCGATGTCAAAGTAAACGCTGTCGTCTGTCGTGTCGGGGTCTGGGCTTACGTAGGTCATGCTGCCTCCTCGTTATGCGTCTTTCGTGTGGTAGGTGCGCCGCCGTGGTCGATGCCGTGGCTGTCGCAAAGTTTGCGCAGGAACCGGATGACGCCTTGCAGGTGCCGGATGCGGTCACGTTCATCGCGGTCCACGGTGAGCGGCAGCGGAAGGTTAAGCTGGATCATGCGGCGCTCAATGCGACGAAGGGTCACGCCTGCGTAGCCTGCCTTGGTCTTGGCGCGCATGGCCCACGCATACTCGTCGTCTTCATAATCATTTATTAGGTTGTAGGCGGCCAGTTGCGCCTTGAGAGTATCAAACAAGTCAAGGGTGTCCTCGTGCCATTCGCATAGCGTGGCGATGTCCTTTTCCTGTTGGATATCCTCGCGCGAGGGTAAGTTGTCTGGATCTTCGCTCATGCTTCTTGCTCCTTAATTGGTGTTGGCCGCAGCAGCCACCTTTCGTCATCGTTTATCTTGCGCTTCGACCCATCAAAGGTAGTGCGTCCGCTTTCGATTATTTCGCTCTCTTCGGCCCAATGATCGGGTTTCACCGAGAAAGAAGAGCGCTTGAAAGCCTCATCTATGTTTTTAAGTTCGAGGATGACTTGGCCAACTTCCGTAATGGTGCGTGTGCGCGTGTGCGTGAATAGGTAGTAGGTCATGCTGCTACCCTTTCCTGATTGCCGATGTGTAGGGCCTCTTCGAGCAGCTCGTTGCGCAGCGTGTGCAGCGCAGCCAGTCGGTCGAAGTGGGTGTCGATGTCCTCGACGCAGCGGGCGGCGTCGCCTATGTAGTCGCGACCGTGTGGCTTTACCTGCATGAGCGCCTCGATGGCCTCCCTCAGTGCGTCCATCGCGTCGCGGCGTGGCTGAACGAGGTCGAAGGCGCTGCTGCCGTTGATGTTTAAGGTTGGGCGGATCATGCTGCTACCTCCCCGTTGGTGAAGATTGAGACGTGGGGTGAGGCTGGGTCTTCAGGCCAACGCTTGTCGATGACGCGGTACGTGCTGCCGTCCAGTGCGCTCAGGGCGATGGCGGCCTGTATTGCCTGTGCGCAGTACTCAAAGCGGGCGACTAGCTCCCAGCGGTGCGTGGCGCTGCATTTCTGTTCGAGATCTATTTTCATGTTGTGTACTCCTGTTGCTGATATGGTGGGGGCCGGAGCCCCCGGTTGGGTTAACGGCTGATGTTCTTTACGGCACCGCGTGGGCCGATGGTGACGTGACGGTCGAGGCGTCCGAAGATCGAAGCCATCGTGCCTTCGTCGCCAGCAAGGCCAGTCTCGACATAGACGGTGACGCGGCTGCGGTTATTGAAGCGCGTGACCGTCAGCTTCTTGATCTCGAAATCTAAAAAGGTGACTGAGCTGATCAAGTTGTCGGCTGCGCGGCGCTGGGCTGGGTTCAGATCGTCAAGCGAGATCTCAACAGTCGCTGCCTTGAACTCTGCAAGAATAGCTTCAAATTCTGCGTCGATAGCGGCTTGGTCGGTGTCGATGATGGCTAGGTTGGTCATTTTTTTACTCCGTTTGCGTTGCTGATGCACTCTAATCGCACATGCAATGAGGCATTGCAATACACAAAATGCACTTTTTTAAATTAATTGCAGCATACATCATTTGCAGCATTAAGCCTCATGTTGCAAATGGTGCAGCTCGGAGAAATGCAGCATTTATGCAGCATTAGGGGGAGCCTTCTAAAAGAAGGCCCCCACCTGCTGCAAATGCTGCACCGAGCAGATGCTGTGTTGCGCTGCGCTTTTTTCGTGTTGCCCCAGAAGTCTCTCGTGCTGCATGATGCGTTGCGCTGCGTGATGCGTTGTGATAGTCGAACAGACGTTACTCACTAGGGGTTTAGGAAATGAAGCGATACTTCGGAAACAAACCGAAAACCGATGACTGGGATTTCCTTGGGTCGGTAGAGGATGACGGTACTTGGTTTGTGTACATCCGGCCTGATCCGCTGACTGAGTGGTCGTCAGTCAAAGTCGTGGCGGATGGCCGGGCGTTGGGCAAGGCGAACTATTGGCTGGGTTGGAACGGCCAGCGGTTCAGTCGCCACGCGGATCTGCCGCTGCTGCTCAACCGCAGTGCATTGGCTAGAGCCGTGGAGGATATGCTGAAGGGCCCAGTGGATGGCTCCGATTTGCTTTGACAGCGAGAGCCTGTCTGGTGTTGATAGGGCGTGGCTCGGCTGATTTGGAATAGGTCGGGCCACGTCCCCCTTGCATGTGGGTGAGAATGCGGTTATCTATGGGTGATAACTGGTAGCACTGTGTAACCGAACGGAGCATGCAGACAAGATGACTGGCCGACCTAGCACCTACACTGAGGAGATGGGTAACCTCATCTGTGATAAGCTCACAGAGGGCATCAGTCTGCGCAAGCTGTGCAAGTCCGACAAGTTTCCGAACGCATCGACAGTGTACGTGTGGCTTGATCGCTTCCCCTCCTTCGCCGAGCAGTACACCCGCGCGCGGGAAGCCGCCACCGAGGACATGCTGGAAGACATCCTTGAGATTGCCGACGACCCGAAGGTCGAGGTGCAAGACAAGCGCGTCCGCATCGATACGCGTAAGTGGATCATGGGCAAGCTCAAGCCGAAGAAGTACGGCGACGCTCCGCAGAAAGACAAAGATGACGTCATCGATGCGCCTGAAGCAGACGCCTTGGCGGCCTTCTTCACCGAGACCCTATTGGCTGCGAAGCGCAACAGCAAATGATCCCGCGCCTGTTCACCAACCCGTGGCGTCGTATCCGCGAACTTGAGGCGGCTGCCGAGCATCACGCGACCGAGCAGTACGCGCTCAATCACGCGCTGCATCTGGCCAACGAGCGCTACGACAAGATCCGCGCAGCCAATCATGAGCTGCGCGAAACGCTGACGCTGTACCGCAACCATGGCTGAAGCAACCGAGCTTAACCGAGCCGACGCGGAAGCCATGCCGCCAAACACGCGCATCCTTGTCGACTGGCAAGTGCGCTGGGCGAAGATGGCGCGACCCGAACAGATCCCCGCCGCAGACTTCAGCGAGTACGGCTACATGGCGGGTCGCGGTTACGGCAAAACGCGCATCGGGGCTGAATGGTTGGGGGCGAAAGCCGCCTTACACCGCAACACTTACTGCGCCGTGATCGCGCCTACCTATGCCGACGTCGACAAGGTCTGCTTTCAGGGGGAGAGCGGCCTGCTCAACATCATACCCAAAGGGTTGATCAAGAAGTACAACAGCACGGATCTTCTCCTTGAGATGAAGAACGGCACAAAGATCCGTGGCTTCACGTCCGAGAAGCCCGCACGTCTGCGCGGCCCGCAGCACCAGTTCATCTGGTGCGACGAGCTGGCCGCATGGCAGAACGCCGAAGAGACGTGGGACATGGCCATGATGGGGCTGCGTCTCGGCGCGAAGCCGCAGGTGCTGTGGACGACGACGCCGCGACCAGTCGAGCTGGTGCGCAAGCTGATCATCCCGAAGGCAGGCCGCACCATCATCACCGGCTCGACGTTCGACAACCGCGACAACCTGCCCGATCGGTTCTTCGAAAGTCTGGAGGCTTACGAAGGCACAACCATTGGGCGTCAAGAGATACATGGGGAGCTGCTGGACCCGTCCGAAAATGCTATCATCAAGAAGAGCTGGCTCAAGCTGTGGCCCGCGAAGAAGCCGATGCCCGCGTTCGACTGGATCATCATGTCGCTCGACACCGCGTACACCGAGGCGACCCGCGACAGGAAGAGCGGCGACGCCGACTACACGGCGTGCAGCGTCTGGGGCGTGTTCCAACACGACGAGAAGGGCTACGCCCTGCTGCTCGACTGCTGGCAGGAGCAGCTCGGCATGCCCGACCTGATCAAGCGCGTGAAGAAGGAAATGAACACGGCGTATGGCGACGATCAGGACGTCGCGATGATCAAGCCCATGTACGGTAGCGCGAAGCCGCTGACCTCTGGGCGCAAGCCAGACATCCTGTTGATCGAGGACAAGGGGAGCGGCATCAGCTTGAGACAGATGCTCGAACGTGAGGGGATACTGGCGCACGCCTACAACCCCGGACGGGCAGACAAGCTGGCGCGCCTGCATGTGGTCAGCCCTGTGTTCGCACGGCGCAGGGTGTTCTTGCCAGAGAGCGATCGGTTCCCCGGCAAGCCGCGCGTCTGGGCCGACCCGCTGGTGGCGCAGCTCTGCTCGTTCAGCGGCAAGGGCAGCATCAAGCACGACGACTTCGTCGACAGCACAACGCAGGCGATGCGGCTCATGATGGACAAGGGTATGCTCGGCACGCTGGCCGACAAGAAGCAAGAGATCGACAAACCACCGCCGAAGGTGATACAGAACCCGTATGGGCAATAAGGTCGCGACATGAACGAAGACGAGAAGCAACTGGAGCAGATAGGGTGGGACTTAGTCTCCCGCCTCGATGCGTTGGACCTGTACGATGTGGATGGGCACAAGGCGATCTTTGCTGACATGAAGAAATTTAGCGCCGACTTCCGTCGCGTCTATAACCTTGAGGACATGACATGATTGAAGACGAAGAAATGCTGGAAGGCGAGACCGTTGAGTTCGACGGCGAGGACGTGACCGACGTCGAGGACACCGAGGATGGTGGCGCGATCGTCACGCTCGGCGAGGACGGACCAGCCGCAGGCGACAGCGAGTTCTACGACAACCTCGCCGAGACTATGCCCGAACCGGAACTAAAGTCACTGGCGTCGAAGTTCCTCGAACTGATCAGCCGCGACAAGGAGGCGCGCAAGAAGCGCGACGAGCAGTACGAGGAGGGCATCCGCCGCACCGGTCTCGGTGACGACGCGCCCGGCGGCGCACAGTTCAACGGCGCATCGAAGGTTGTCCACCCGATGATGACCGAGGCGTGCATCGACTTCGCGTCGCGCGCCATCAAGGAGCTGCTGCCGCCGCAAGGCCCAGCGAAAGACCTGATCGAGGGCGAAGTCACGATCAAGAAGATCCAGAAGGCGAAGCGCAAGACGTCGCTCATGAACTGGCAGCTCACGGTGCAGAGCCAAGAGTTCCGCAGCGAGCTTGAGCAGCTACTGACGCAGGTGCCACTCGGCGGCGCGCAGTACCTCAAGATGTCGTGGGACGAGGCGCGCAACCGCCCCGGCTTCCTTGCCGTCATGATCGACGACATGTACCTGCCGTTCGCGGCGACCAACTTCTACACCGCGCAGCGCAAGACGCACGTCCAGTACCTGACGCAGCTCGATTACGAGGAGCGCGTCAAGTCCGGCATGTATCGCGACGTTGACCTGACGCCAGCCGGTCAAGAGCCTGAGCGCTCGGCAGCCGACGTCGCCAACGACAAGATCGAGGGCCGCAGCGACACCAGCTACAACGAAGATGGACTGCGCACCGTGTTCGAGTGCCACGTCATCGCCGACGTCGAGGGTGACGGCAACGCGCCGTACATCATCACGATCGACAAGCCGTCGAGCAAGGTGCTCGCGATCTACCGCAACTGGGACGAAGAGGACGAGAGCCGCGAGCCTCTCGACTGGTTCGTCGAGTTTCCGTTCATCCCGTGGCGCGGAGCCTACCCGATTGGCCTGCCGCACATGATCGGCGGCCTGAGCGCTGCCGCGACTGGCGCGCTGCGCGCACTGATGGACAGCGCACACATCCAGAACGTGCCGACGATGCTCAAGCTGAAGGGCGGCACACGCGGCGGCCAGTCGCTGAACATCCAGCCGACGCAGGTCGAGGAGATCGAGGGCGGCCTCAACGTGGACGACGTCCGCAAGCTGGCCATGCCGATCCCGTTCAACCCGCCATCGCCGACCTTGTTCCAACTGCTCGGCTTCGTGGTCGACGCAGGCAAGGGCGTAGTCCGCACGTCGATGGACAACCTCGCCGACCAGAACCCGAACGCGCCAGTCGGCACGACGCTTGCGCTGATCCAAGAGGGCATGACCGTCTTCTCGTCGATCCACGCCCGCCTGCACAACGCAATGGGCCGCACGCTGCGCATCCTGCACCGCCTCAACGCGATGTATCTGGACGACGCGGACGTGAAGCACGAGGTCGGCGAAGTGCTGGCCACGCGCGCAGACTTCGAAGGCCCGATGGACGTCGTGCCGGTGTCCGACCCCGCGATCTTCAGCGAGAGCCAGCGCTTTGCGCAGGTTCAGGCGGTGTCGCAGCGGGCCGCCGCACTGCCGCAACTGTACAACCTGCGCAAGGTCGAGGAGCGTTTGCTTGAGACGCTGCGCGTACCGAACCCGAAGGAGCTGCTGGTCCCGCCGATGGAGCCGAAGCAGCAGAACGCGGTCAACGAGAACGTCACGGCCACGATGGGCCGACCGATCGTCGCCTTCCCTGAGCAGGACCACATCGCCCACCTCAAGACGCACTTGGCGTACATGACGAACCCCGCGCTTGGCGCAAGCCAGCTCATCGCGCCAGTCTATCTGCCGGTGATACTCGGCCACATCAAGGAGCACCTTGCGTTGTGGTACGCGTCGACCGTGCTTGAGCTGGCCGAAGACACGTCGGGCATCGACATCAGCGAGGACATGAAGAACCTCAAGGACGACGAGGCACGCCGCGCGTTCGATCGCATGCTGGCCGAGGCGTCGCAGTCTGTGGTCACCGACGCGACCGACGTGTTCGCATCACTGCCGCCTGTCATCGATCAGGCCATGAAGATGATGCAGCAGTTCGCACCGCAGCCGCCGCAAGATCCGCGCACCGCCATCGAGGGCCAGAAGCTACAGGCACAGCAGCAGCGCGATCAGGCGCAGATGCAGCTCGACGGTCAGCGCGCACAAATGGATGCGCAAGAGGCGGCACAGCGCACACAACTAGATGGTCAGAAGCTCCAGATCGAGGGCCAGAAGATGCAGGCCGAGGCGATGAAGAGCCAAGCCGAGATGCAGCTTCAGGCACAGAAGCTCCAGATCGAGCAGCAGCTTGAGCAGATGAAGCAGGACCGCGAGGACGCCCGCACGTCAGCCGAGCTCAACGCCCGCATGACCATGAACCAGCAAGACAACCAGACGGCCATGCAACTTGCGCAGGCCGAGATCATGTCTGGCGAACGCATCGCAGTGTCAACCGGCACTGGGATAAACCCTAACCCATAAGGAAATCCATATGGCAGACAATGCAAAGACCGCGACACCGAAGGGCAAAAGCCCGAAGGCGAGCGACAAATTCATGCCCATGCACAAGAAAATGGCAATGGGCATCATGCCGTCGGTAGGCAAAGGCCCGAAGACACCGGCATGAGGATAGAGACCCTACTCCAGCGCCTTGAGACAGAACAGGCAGCAATGGCTGTTGAGGCGCTGGAGAGGCCGTCCGGCAAGACCGAGTTTGATTATGGACGCGCCATTGGCCTGTACGCTGGATTGCAGCGGGCCAAGGAAATCCTGATCAACACGGTGGCGGAGGACGAAAAGCGTGAATTTTAGGAGCACACATGCAGATAAATGGAAACAGCGTCGAGTTTAGCTACGACGGTATTGATGAAGCATTCCCACCCTGCGACGCAGGCGTGAAGCCCTTCGGCTCGCGCGTCCTGTGCCAGATACGGACACCCAAGACGACAACGAAGGGTGGCATCATCCTCACAGGCGACGTCCGCGAGACGGAGCACTACAACACGCAGGTCGCCAAGGTCATCGACGTCGGCACCCTCGCGTTCAAGAACCGCAACACAATGGAATATTGGCCCGAAGGGTCGTGGTGCGAAGTCGGCGACTTCGTCCGCGTGCCCCGCTACGGCGGTGACCGTTGGTCGGTAAAGACCGAAGATGGAGAAGAGGCCATCGTCGTAATCTTCAACGATCTTGATTTGGTAGGCAAAGTCACTGGTGACCCGCTTGCCGTCAAGGCATTCCTCTAGGAGCATAGATATGGCTGACAACCAAATGACAGAAAATGATGAAGACGACATCGTAATCATCGAAGGCGAAGAACCTGTACAGGAACCTGTACAAGAAGACGCTGACGATGGCGATGATGACGACGATGACGATGGTGACGAGCGGCTTGGCGACAGCGAAGACGACAGTGACGAAGAGATTGCCCGCAAGAGCCGTAGCAACGTCAAGCGCCAGAAGCAGCGTGAGCGGCGGCTACGCGCCAAGGAGCACGCAGATCGCGAGCTTTCCGAGCTGCGCCAGCAGAACGATGCGCTACTGCGCCGCGTCTCTGCCATTGAGGGCAACACTCTTGCCAGCAATGTAAGTGCCATCGACCAACGCATCGCGCAGGCTCAGGCCGACGTGAAGCAGGCCGAGAGCATCATCGCCCGCGCAGTCGAGGCCGGTAACGGTGACGACGTGGCAACGGCGATGCGTCTGCGTGACGAAGCGCAGCACGAGGCGCAGCAACTGTGGCAGCAGAAGCAGCAGGTGGAGCAAGTCCGCCACCAGCATGCCAACCCCGGCCCTGACCCGCGCGTAGTAAACTACGCAAAGGAGTGGATGAACGCGAACCCATGGTACGACCCTAGTGGCCGTGACGAGGATAGCGCCATCACGAAGGTCATCGACAACCAGCTCGCCGCCGAGGGGTACAACCCCAAGGACGCCGATTACTGGCACGAGCTGACCCGCCGCGTGGCCTCACGCATTGGCGACGACGAGGCGGAAACCCGCCAAAGTCCTAGCAAACGCAAGGCACCCCCGACCGGAACGACGCGTGAGCACGCGCCCGTTTCGACTAAGAAAGAAATATACGTGACACCCGAACGGAAGCAAGCTATGATAGACGCAGGTATTTGGGATGACGTTCCACGTCGCAACCAAATGCTGAAGGCTTATCAGGCTTACGACAAAAGTTCGGCTCGCTGAAAACTGGAGTGAGACAACATGACAAATAGTACTGATGAGCGTTTGAAGAAGGAACTCGGTGTAGGACGGCAGTCTCGCGGAATGGAGGACCGGCAGGTCTCAGAAAATCGCGAAGTGACTGATGACGACCGGCTCGAAATGTTCCGCATGCAAATGCATAATGACGCACTCCCTGATCTACCGGACATGCCGGGGTATCATGTGTGCTGGCTCACGACGACGAACTCTCGTGACCCGATCCAACGCCGTATGCGGCTCGGTTACGAGCCAATTAAGGCAGAGGATGTTCCGGGGATGGAGTTCGCCTCAGTCAAGACAGGCGAATGGTCTGGCTTGATTGGTGTCAACGAGATGATCGCGTTTAAGCTGCCCTTGAGCCTCTACCAGAAGTTCATGCAGGAAGCTCACCACGATGCTCCGTTACGTGAGGAGAACAAGCTGACTGAGACCGCAGAGATCATGCGCAAACAGGCAGAGGGTTCAGGTAGCACGCTGTTCGAAGGCGACGGATTGATGGAAATGCGTGACAACAATCCCCGCATTGGTCTCTTTGACTGATAACGGGTCCATCTAACCAACAAGAGGTTTAAGGCTATGTCTTCGGTATCACAACCGTTCGGCCTACGTCCTGTATATTCGCCAAGCGGTGTGGTTCGTCCTACCGCCTACTCGATCCTTACAGGCTACGCGTCGAACATTCTACAGAACCAGCCAGTCAAGATTGTAACATCTTCGACCGGCGAAGGCACCATTGCTGCGGCAGCCATCGGCGACCGCTTCATCGGCACCTTCCAAGGCGTTGAGTTCACAGACACAGACGGTCGCCGTCGCGTGTCCAACAAGTGGACTGCATCGCTCGCAGCGACTGACATCGTTGCTTACGTCACGCTCGATCCGACCATCGTTTACGAAATCCAGAGCAACGCTGCTTTGGTCGTAGCCGACATCGGTAAGCAATACGACTTCACCACCATCGGTACTGGTTCGACTGTTGTCGGCATCAGCCAGATGATGCTTGACGTTGCATCTGCTGCTGCGAACGCGTCGTTCCGCCTCATCGGGATTACTCCCGGTCCCGACAACAACTGGGGTGACACTTACGTGATCGCTCAAGTCCAAATCAGCGAACATCAAAACGTCGCTGACGTGGCCGCGTACTAAGGAGGGCTTGAACAATGGCTACCCCAATGAGAAGTACAGACTTCCGCTCGATCGTTGAACCGATCCTTAACGAAGAGTTCAACGGAATTTACGATCAACGCGCTGATGAGTGGGCGCAGGTCTTCAAAGAGTTTAAGGGCATTCCCCGTAACTACCACGAAGAGCCTGTCCTGTTCGGCTTTGGTGCCGCGCCAGAATTGCCAGACGGCATGCCTGTCACGTATCAATCCGGCGGCGTGCTGTTCATCCAGCGCTACGTGTACCGCGTCTACGGCCTTGCCTTTGCACTGACAAAGGTTTTGGTGGAAGATGGCGATCACATCCGTATCGGTCAGACCTATGCTCGTCACCTTGCACAGTCGCTGATCGAAACCAAGGAAACCCTTGGTGCCAACATCCTGAACCGTGCCTTCAACAGCGCGTAT